TTACACAACTAAATAGCCTTGGCCGTCTTTAGCTTTTCCTAAAGCAATCATAATAATGTCAACGATCCAACCAATACCAAATAGGCCAAGAGTAAAAAGATATAAGATGCCCATACCGATTTGTCCCAAATAAAATCTGTGAACGCCAAAGTAGCCGAAGAAAAAGCACAGAAATAACGCTGCCCATCTGTTTTTGCGGCTGGTGCCGGGGCCTGACTCGTATGTATTATAATAGTTAATAGTTTGATGAATCGGTTGTTGATTTGATTGATCAGATTGAGTTGGTATAGATGCATTTGACTGCTCCACGGAGTTGACTGCATCACAATAAGAACAGATGGCACCTTCTAGAGGGGCGCCGCACATTTTACATTTTTTTGACATTTGTATTCCCTCACAATTTTTTATATAGTAAACTTATTATAGCATTGAATAAAATTTATAGCAATTCAAACAGAAGAAAACCCTTGTATTATCGGCTACAAGGGTTTCTTTGTCTTTATAGTTATCTAAAGGAATGAGAGTAAAGTACAACACCTGAGGGGGAAACCCCCAGCAGGTATGTTTACTTTATGAGGGGGGGAGATAGTGATCTCTCAATCAACTATCTAATACACAGTATAATGGGAAAATATGTCCAAAGTATGTTAAATATCTAAAAGTAAACTGAAATTTCTTAAGCCAATCTTAAGAAGTTGGGAAGAAAGCGTGAAAGCGGCATAATTCGCGTTTTACGACAATATTGTGCCATTCAGATAGAAGGAAATTAAAACATCTTTCCCACGGTCAATTGGGGAATAAACATTATACAATACTTGCCAATGACGGTGCATACACCGTATTTTTCCCGATAAATTATAATAGCCTCTTCCAAAAATTCTTCTGTAATTTCCAAATATTCGGCTACTTCATATCGATTACGGCATCCATGCTCATATGCTTTGATTATATTATTCAAGCCGATCTGATGATCGTATGCCCAGAGCCTGGCCTGGTGTTCCTGCTTGCGGTTCCCGGAATCGGACAGGTCGAGGATATTGCCGGCGCTGGTATGATGATGCCCCAATTCCTCAGCCAGTACACAGGCTTTTGCGGCGTTCGTATCTAATTTATCTGATAAAGCAATATTTCCGTCGATATAAAGGCCGGATGTTTTTCCTTTAAACCGGTAGTTTTCATCGACGGAAACATTGCTTTTATGGGCTTCGTCCAATAATTTCTCATATTTATACATCTTATCACCTCGGCTTTTCTTCTATTATATGGAAAATAGTGGGTAATAAATGGGACTACTTTTTTCTTTTGTTTTTAATAAATTCAATATAATCTGCAACATCTTCTAACTCGGCTTCGGTTAAATCTGAGGTATCGAGGTGGGCGGCGATAGTAGTGGGGAATTCAACCATATCCCCTTCTAACAGGTATGAAGTAGTAGTGTTCAGTGCTTTGGCAAATGCTATGATCTTGCTCTGCGGAACATCTACTTTTCCGGCTTCTATTTTAGCAATTGATGTTTTATCCGCATAGCCAACTCTTTTTGCCAGCTCTTCCTGGGACCATGACAGATCACATCTTAATTTTTTTATTCTTTCAGGCATCGTATACATATTAGCACCTCCATTTATATAAAAGCATATCACAAAAATGAATTCAGTTCAACAAAAAATAAAAAATAGTTGACTTTAAATCAACAATGAGATATTATAACTGTAGTTGAATTAAAATCAACATTTGAACTAAAAAACAAATTTAGATGAATTAAAATCAACTAAACGAAACAAAGATAAGTTGATGCTGGGATTTTGAGGAGGGATAAATTTGAAAAAAGCTGATCCGACAGGAAATAATACAGATAAAAAGCAATATTTGGAGCAGTACCAAAACATAAGATTAGAACTTGAACGTCTGGATTATAAGATAAAAGAATTGCGTTCTTTAAAACTCTTTCCAGCCTCGTTCTATGATGGCATGCCAAGAAGCAATGAAAAAAAAGATTTATCAGATTATGCTGCTAAGTTAGATGAATTGGTAAATGAATACTATAAACTTCGTTACAATCGGCTGATTATCTTTGAGAAAATCTGCAGTGACATTGAGGGACAGACTGATGAACTGGAAAAACAAGTGCTTTTTGAACGTTATATAAAGTGTAAAAAATGGGAAGAAATTTGTTCCGATATGGGTTATAGCTGGCAGCATATACACCGGATTCACGCGAAAGCAATTAAGAATTTCAAGATGTGATGGAATGAGACTATTAAGGTTTGATATGATTACAATGAACAAAGAAAAGATATATCTTTTGCCCAGGCATGGAAGGCATAAAAAGCTATGGTGATGCAGGCGCGGAACATCGAAAAAGCTGTGGATAATTACATATGTAAATGAAGGAGAAGGTAAAATGGAAAAGAAATATACCGATGATGATGTGAACTGTATACTTAGCCACAAATTTGCCCGCTGGCAGAAAAAAATCCGGAAAATGGCAGCGGAAAACCAGCGGTTAGATAAAATAAATAAATCATTAAGTGTGCAATGTGAAGATATGCAAAAAGAAATAAATCAGCTGCGCAGCAAGCAGATATTCACAGAGCTCTTAATTGATATGATCAGAAAGGGGACAGCATGTTCAAATCAATAAGTCTGGCCGAAATGATGAATGCGATCATGGCAAATGTTGAAACCAATACCGGAATTCAGTGTTATAATGCTATTCCGGCAGCACCCCAGGAGCCCTATTATTATTTGGAGATTATCGAGAAGACGCCATTATACAGTAAAACGATTCGGCGGGACAGCTTTGTAGTGAGGTTTCATGCAATGCCCATAAATAACCAATCGATGGCACCTACCTATGATATGCTGCACCGGCTTGAAGAAGCTCTGGGGCAGGAGATTGAATTGCCGGAAGGTTTTGACCTGTTCTTACAGCAAAGCAATGGCATTCAAAAATTAGAAATTGAAGAATTCAAAGAAACGCGGACTGTAGCAATCTACAATTTTGTAGTATGCTGCACCAATTAAAATCAGGAGGAAATCATAATGGCATTTGAGAATTTAAACACAGCAACAGGAAAGGCTTTAGCAGGAAAGGATATTCTGCTGGGTGTATTTAACGCAGATGGTTCAGAACTGCTGGCTATTTCAGGGCAGCGGGGGCTGACCATCAATCGGTCTTCGGAATCGGTTGAAATTACTTCTAAAGACACAATGGGTGGTTGGAAGTCAAAGATTGCCGGTACGAAAGAATGGAGTGTTGACAATGACGGTCTTTATGTGCCGGATGATGTAAGTCATAGTACTTTATCAGCAGCTTTTGATAAAGGCGAACCGGTATGTCTGAAGGTAATCAACAATAAGACGAAGGCGGGTATGTTCGGCGGCCTGGCGGTTATCACCGATTATCCGATCGAAGCACCATATGATGATGCGGTTACATATTCCATTTCATTTGAAGGAATGGGAGCACTGGTTGACCTGGTTGCAAATCCGGCAGAAGACGAATAAGAGGAGGTTAGAAATGTTTGAAGTAAATGGAAAAGAATATGAATTAAAGTTTAATTTAAAAAGAATTGACCTGATCGAAAGGGTTATGGGGAAACCGCTATTCGGTATATTTATTCAAAGTAAAGGAGCTCTCTCAATCAGCGAGATTGAATCAATCTTTTCTTATGCATTGAAAGAAAAGGGGGCTGATACCTTTGTATCACCCAAAGAAGGCATGAAGCATGCAGAGCTATTGATTCAGGAGAACGGCCTGCCGAAAGTAACGGCGGCCATTCTGGAAACACTTCAGGAGGACTGTCCTTTTTTCTTCCAAGCCGATTAATTGACTTCGAATATTTTGAAACCGATACGGATACGGAATATCCAGAGGAGGCAAGGCCATATCAGCGTGATATGGCCTTTGCCTTTTTTGCAGTCAATTTTGGCTACACAAAGGCGGATTATGAAGCCCTTACACCGCGCGATATGGCTTTTATTTATAAGGCCTGGGAGAATAAGATCGTATCGGATACGACCCATTTGCGGAACGCGGTGCTTAATGCGGTTTCAAATGCACTGAGGAAAAAAGGAAGTAAATTCAGAGATCTTTGGCAGAAGAAAGCCAAAAAAGTAAATCAGGAAATGGTGGATGAGAATCTGGAAATCATGAAGCAGGTAGAAGAAAAAGAAGGAAAAACGTGGGTTGAAATATTATATAAAGCGAATGGGCTTAGTAGCCCAAAAATAAAGAAGGAAGGAGGAGAGGATAATGGCGAATTATCAAATTGATACAATTATTACCGGGGATGCCGGCAGCTTCACCACAGCATTATCAAACGCATCCAATGCACTGGAATCATTTACAGCAAAAACGTCATCAGCCAAATCACTTATTTCTAGTTTAGGCGGTCCTTTTGAAAGTGCAGCAAGTGTTGTTTCTAATGCAGGAGCATTAATTACTCAATCGTTTGATACGTTTACAGGATTGCCGGACAAGATTACTAACTTAACAGAAAAAATTAATGGATTGCCGGAAAAAATGTCTGGTTTGAAAACCAGCTTTCAGGGTCTTACCGGTGAAACCGGGCTAATAACAAAAGCATTAGCTGCGATTTCCTCACCGGTTGGTATTGCGGTTATAGCAATTGCAGGATTGGCGGCGGCTTTTGCCTATCTGATGTCAACCAATGGTGATTTCAGAAACAGCATTATGGCATCTCTCGAAACGATAGGCACAGCCTTTATGCCAATATTAGAAACACTTGGAAATCTTTTATCTACGGTAGTGGGGGCGGCCCTGGAATTGGTGAATTCGATATTACAGTCGCTGGCACCGATTATAGCACAGATTGTTGAATTTGTAGCGCAGCTTTTAGTAGCGATAGCGCCGATTATTGAACAGTTGGTTAGTGCGCTTTTTCCGGTAATAACAAATATTATAGGTGTATTAACCGAGATTATCGGAGCAATTATGCCGGCTATTATTACGATATTAAATGCAGTAATGGGGGTGATACGTCCGATTATAACAATTGTTACTGAGATTTTGTCAGTGGTAACAAATGTAATAGCAGGCATAATTTCAGTGATTAGTCCAATTATTGCATTTATTGGTCAGATTATTGCAGCGATTATGGCAGTGATAACCCCGATTATTGCATTTATTGCCAATATAATTGCAACTGTAGTTGGAGTGATTGGCGGTATTATTGAAGTTGTCTCGGGTATCTTTCGTACTGTATTTGGTATAGTTTCCGGTGTATTTAACAATATATCGAATGTGGTTTCCACAATTATCAGTGCGGTAAAAACTGTGGTTAGCAGTCTGGCAGCGGTATTTGGCACCATTTTTAATAATATTTTTTCAATTGTATCTTCAGTAATGGGAAAAGTGAAGGAATTTATAACAACAGTATTCGGTGCCATTAAGACAGCGTGGAACGGATTGACTTCGTTTGTCGGTAGTGTTTTCTCGGGAATCGGTTCAGCTGTAACAACATTGGTTAGTACAGTAAAAGGATTTGTGAATAAGGTCATTGGCGGAATTAACGGAGCAATCGGCCTGATTAATAAGATACCAGGTGTAAATATTAAACAAATACCTTATTTATTACATGGTACAGACTACTGGCAAGGTGGTTTTGCTGTCATGAATGAAGGAGGCAGAGGTGAAATCACATATTTGCCTAACGGTGCGCAGGTCATTCCCCATGATATTTCGATGAAGTATGCAAAGGAAGCTGCGAGAGCAAACGCTGGTGGGAATCAAGTGGTTGATTTTGGCGGCATTCTTCAGGGAGTAACGATTCAGGTAGTCTCGAACTCAAATTTTGATGGTAGAACAATTAAGAAGGACATTTACAATTACACCATAGATAACATCAACAGAACACAAAAAAATAACTTAAAGGCGGTGGGAGCATATGCATAATTACGATATGGTATTTAATGGGGCCACTTCACGAAGCTATAATGTATTTTTCTATGATTATCCGGAATTCACCTATGCTCAGGATCGTCAGGAGATCATTAGCATATCAGGACGTAATGGAGATATATTTACTGGTGATAAGTCCTATGGTAACTTAGAAATCAACTGTACATTTGGTATACTTGCGACAACCCAAAGAGAATGGGATCTTGCTCTCAGAGCATGCAAAAAATGGCTTAGGGGAAAAGGAGATAATAAGCTGATTTTTTCGTATAATGAAGATTATTATTATCTGGTTAAAAAGGTGGTGGTTCAGAACCATACGCGGGAACTGGGGCGTTTTGGGACAATTTCTGTGATCTTTTACTGTTACCCCTGTGAATATGTTATCGGAGGTGATTCTTTTCAGGATATTCAAGGCGGTCTGTACAATGCCCATGGTGAATCACATCCAACCTATTATATAGAAGGGGAAGGAGTTTGCACACTGATTGTTAATGATAACAAAGTAACGGCGAATGTAGGGCAGAATCTGACTATCAATACCGAGCTGCAGATTGCATACCGGCAAGATGGTACTGAGAATAACACGGCAATAACCGGTGATTATGAAGACTTATATCTTATGCCAGGGAGCAATACAATAGGAATAACGAGCGGCTTTCAACTAAAGGTCGCTCCGATGTGGAGTGAATTAATATGATACAAATTTATAAACAAAACAATATCAATTATGATGCAAACGGGGACAGGGTGCTGTTCCCGTTTGTATGTTCCTTGTTGATGGAATTGAATGGAACATGGGAGTTGGTAATGGAGCATGTGATTGATGGTGATGGCGTGTGGAGGCTAATCACGAAGGAAGCTGTGCTCAGTGTACCGACACCGGTTTCTGGCCGGCAGTTATTTCGTATATATAATACGATTGTAACCGAACAGCAGGTAACTGCTCATGCTAAACCAATATTTATGGATGCGGCGCAGGAAGTGTTCTTACTTGATAAGTCTGCAACGCTTAAAAATGGACAGCAGGCGCTGGATATATTGACTCAGGGGACAAAGTATAAAGGGACATCAAATATTAAGAATACGGCTTCTGCAAGTTGGGATCGGAAGAACTTGATGGAGGTTCTGGCTTCGGATGAAGAGAATTCTTTTCTGAATTGCTGGGGAGGAGAAATACTTTATGATAATTATAATATTCTGCTGAATGAACGGGCAGGAGGGGATTATGGTACTACGATCAGAACTGGGAAGAACCTCACTGGCATCAAAGAAAATATCAATATGGATGAAGTGATAACCCGGATTTTACCGGTTGCTTATAATGGTTATATGTTAGCTGGAGACGAACCGTGGGTAGACAGTCCGCTGATTAATAATTATTCCTTAGTATATACCCGTGAGGTGGAGTTTAGTGATGTCAAATTAACGGAAGATGGTAGTGAGGATGAGGAAGGGACTTTTGATACACTGGATGAACTGCGAAAAGAATTAGTGAGAAGAAGCAGCCTTATGTTTTCTCAGGAAGAGGTAGATAAACCGGCAGTAATATTGGAAGTTGAGATGATTGATCTGGCTAATACAGAAGATTATGAAGATTATGCCACTTTAGAAACCGTTAATTTAGGAGATACGGTGCACTGCATTCATAGTAAGCTGGGGATTGAAACAAAGGCACGGATTATAAAAGTAGAATGGGATTGTATGGCCAGCAGACCGCTGTCACTGATTATAGGTAATGCAGAATATAGTTATTTAAGTGATGTTGCCAAGACTGTTAAAGCAGCCCAGAAAGTGATAAATACAGAGGATAATACTTTGATGGCTGAAAGGCTATCTGGTATTCTCGATGCTATGAATACCCAACTGCGGTATCAAAAAAATGTGGCGCAAAAACAAGATGTGCGGGCAATATTGTTTGAAGATATAGACCCAGATAGTGAGTTGTATGGGGCAATGAGCCTTGGAACGCAAGGGTTCCAAATTGCGAATAAGCGCACGTCTGATGGCCGGGAGTGGGACTGGACAACGGCGGTAACTGCAAATGGCGTGATAGCTGATGCAATCTTGACAGGCTTGATATCAGATAAAAAGGGTAAAAGTTGGTGGAATCTTGATACGGGGGAGATGCAGTTTCAGGGTATTTTTAAGCAATATAGTAATACCGGCTATCCCTCGGTTGAAATCAGAAATAACAGTGTGAATTTTTACGACTGGGAGGAAAGCGGAAATTATGTGGGAAGTGTTAGTGCCTTACGGCTGAGAAGCGAGGATAGATGCGCAGTAGGTATGTATTGTGATATTGGTGATATGCTTTATCTTGGGTGGGACTCTAAAGACGGAACCAATGGAAATGTAAAAACAATCCTATCCTTTGACTCTAATACACCAAATGCAACACCATGGATACGCAATACAGCATCAGGAACCATGTTTCGAAATGCCGGAGAAGGTGTAACGATCGAAAATGGTTTGGTGAAGAAGTGGAATCTGAATACGGTATCTGGAACTTTGAACGTAATAAGTGGATTGGGATGGTCAGGAGGAAACATAACCAGAATCGATAGGGTTAATATAACGGTATCCGATGGACTTATAACAGGATGGACCACTAATTCTACAAACTATTAGGAAGGAGATAAAATGGGAAACGCGGACAAAAATAGCGAGGTAATTACAGATGTGCAGACACCTGATAGTTACAATGCTGAATTCAGTAAGAGTATTACATGGCAAGAAGCGATTGAAAGAGGTTATATAGATGGAGGTGACAAACAATGAAAGCACTAAGGACAGTAGTAATACAAGTAGCAAGTAAGGGATTGATGGAAAAAATACCGGTCGTACAGGCTGATTCTGGACGGAGTATTGATTTTGTAATTACCGATATGACAATTCCGACAGGGGCGGCAGCAAGACTTTATGCATTAAAACCGGACAAGACAGAAGTTTATAATAACTGTGTTATTAATAACAAGGTTATTAGTGTAGATTTAACAACACAAATCTTAGCTGTTGTGGGAAAGGTAAGTTGTCAAGTGCAAATAGTATCTGGAAACGATATTGTAACTACATTTGAATTCTCACTTGTAGTCGACAGAAACATTATCTCGAATTCAGCTATAGAATCTAAAGATGAATTTATGGCACTTATGGAAGCTATTAATGAAGTAGAGGAATTAAAAACCAAAAATATTGAAACAATTCCGATAACTTTTACCCAAGCAGCAGTTAGGGAAAATATAAATACAGGCGAGATATTTTCTACTATACTAGGAAAAATAAAAAAGTATTTCGCAGATTTAAAGGCTGTTGCATTTACCGGTGATTATAGTGATTTATCTAATACACCGATAATTGGCAATGCAGCAAGTCAAGCAGTAGCTGATAATTTAACAACAGCGGTTAGTGGCTCAGTTCTTGATGCGCGTCAGGGAAAAGTTTTAAATGATAAGATTACAGTAGTAGATACAACAGTTAGTGAAATAAATGATAATTTAACACCGGTTGTATTATATGAAAATTGGTCCGGTACGACCGCAGCTAATTTATCCGACAACATAACAAATTATGGAAAATTAGAAATACAGCTTGTAAGAGGTGCTGCGCAAGCCTTTTTTTCTACAATATGTATAGGCCCCAAAGCAGGGCAAGTGCATGCAGTTAATACGAATTACTATCTAGGAAATATCCTGCGGTTTTACTCTGCATTACTAACATTGGCAGACAATAAAATAACGTTGGGAAGTGAATACTACTATAATTTTGGGGCAGAATCCGGCAATGGCTCCGGATTCGTAATAACAAAAGTGGTCGGTTATAAAATTTAAATCCTTGCTAAAATAGTAATTTGATTAATCAGTATAGAAAGACCAACGGTCTAATTCAGCAAGGGTATCGGCTGAGATATTGTCAAAGTCATCAGGGGATGAAATTTGCAGAAGGATCTCTTTGGATGTTTTGCTGAAGTACGAGCATTATAGCCCAAGGAACAATTGATGCTACTCTCAAGATAAAAACACAAACAGGTTTTATAGGTTTTCCTAATCAATGAACCTAAATACATTATACAAGGAGCCTAAATATTGAAATTGCCACAACTATTCAACACCATACTGGCCACCCTCATAACCACCCTTACCGCCGTCTTCGGCATCTACTGGTACATATTCGCAGCCTACCTGCTGCTCAACATACTGGACTGGCTGACCGGCTGGCATAAAGCCCGCAGCCTGCACCAGGAATCCAGCATAGTTGGTTTACGGGGAATCATCAAAAAAACCGGCTATTGGGTTATCATCGCCGTTGCCTTTCTGGCAGGCAGTATTTTTCAGGGAATGGGTGAAAGAGTGCTGGGAATAGACCTGTCATTCCTGCAGATGATCGGCTACTTTACACTGGCATGCCTGATGGTCAACGAAATGCGAAGTATTCTGGAAAACCTGGTAGAACTGGGCTATCAGGTCCCGGCGGTCCTCATAAAAGGACTGGCCGCCGCCGATAAAATAATAAACAAGGATGAAGAACAATAACATAACATTCGTCAAAAGTTCCCAATCTTCGACAAGTGCATATACTATTATTGAAAGGGTAAGGCATCCTTTCACAATCACAGATAATATTCATTATCAATTGTAAGCAAAGGGGAGAGATATCTCCCCTTCTGCTTTAATAAAAAACAAATGAAGACGCTCAATATATGCAGACTCTGATTCTTGAGAGGAGGCGTTTAATGTGAATATAGTAAATAATATTTTGCAATTTGTCATAGATAATCCGGAATTTGTTTTTTTTGGAGGAATAACACTGCTGCAGATAGCACCCATAAAAGTTGATCCGTGGGTAAAAGTATTGCAATGGCTGGGGACTATGCTCAATGGGGATGTTCAGATACAGCTGGATGGTCTGAAAGCGGATATGGAGAATATCAAGGCAGATTTTGACGATAAAATAACCAGCGATATGCGGTGGAATATTTTAGATTTTTCTAATAGCTGCAAAAATGGGCGGCTTCACACAAAAGAAGAATGGCATCATGTCATTAGCCAGCTTGGCGAATATGAAAAAATGATAGAAACTAAAAAGATTGCGAATGGTGTGATGCAGGAAGAAGCCAGATATTTAAAAGAATTATATCAGGAACGATGTCAAAAAAATGACTTTTTATAAAAGATACCCTCCATTGACAATGGAGGGTACCAGGGAGGAACTATTATGTCTTACCAGTTAATAAAAGATTTAACCAAGGTTAACTATACCAAAGGAAATAAGGGCAGGAAGTATATTGTGCTTCATTACACCGGAAATAAAACCGATACGGCTAATAACAATGCCGGATACTTCCGCAGCATTAACCGTGGTGCTTCAGCCCACTATTTTGTTGATAAATCTACGGTATATCAGGTAGTAGGACAAGAAGATACGGCATGGGCAGTCGGAAAGAACTACGGTTTGAGAAATCTGTTTGGGATTGTCACAAACAGCAATTCATTAAATATAGAAATGTGTTCTGATAATGGAAAGATCGCTGATGAGACATTTGCCAATGCAGTGATCCTTACCAGAGAGCTGATGAAGAAATATAGTGTATCAGCAGAAAACGTCTACCGCCACTACGATGTTTGCTCAAAGCAATGCCCGGGCTGGAAAGGCTGGCTGGGCTCAGACAGCTCGTTATGGCAGAAATTTAAGGCAGAACTCGGCGGAAACAGCACCGGTGATTCAGCAGTTGCTTTGCAGAGCGTATCTGAAATTAATTCAGATGACAGCAAGTTGACGGTAGACGGTGTCTGGGGGAAAGCGACCACAAAAAGACTGCAGAAAATTTTAGGGACAACCCAGGATAGCATTGTTTCAAATCAGTATGCCGCCTACAAGAAGTCAAATCCGGGTCTGGCGGCAGGCTGGGACTGGAATGAAAAGCCGTTTCAGACCGGCTCGCCGCTGATAAAGGTGATTCAAAAGACAGTAGGTACAGCTCAGGACGGGTTTATTGGCCCGGTGACCATTAAAGCGATGCAGAAGCATTGGGGTACAGTACAAGATGGTGTAGTGAGCAAGCCCAGCGCTCTTGTAATAGCTATTCAGAACTGGGCAAACAGAAGATAA